CCTTCAGTCAAGGATTCGGCAGTCTTGGATCGATATTATCGGGAACCCTTCCGACGCCGGTCGTGCCTGCCATCGCCTCGACGGTCGAGTTCGACTACATAAATGACCTTCCGATCGCAAACTACCCGCAAGAGAATGGAGCCTTCCAGAGTTACAACAAGGTCAAGCTTCCATTCGATATTCGATTGCGGGTCTGCACTGGCGGGTCGGTGTCTGCACGGCAGAGCTTCCTTTACACTTGCCAAGCCATCGCTGCTTCCTACCAGTTGTTCTCAGTGATTACGCCGGAGATGGTTTTTTCAAACTGTAATTGCAATCATATTTCGTGGGCGAGGACTGCGATACGAGGCAATCAATTGATCCAAGTTGACCTCAGTTTCGTGCAAATCAATGTTGTCTCGGCTACCAGCTTCACTGCGACCGCTGCGCCCGGCGATGCCGGACAACAAGGGCTTGGAGGTGTACAGGGCGGCTTAAGCCCCCAAGTTTTCGTCAACACATCTGGAAATTATTCTCCGGTTCCGCCACCCAACCCAGCTCAAATCAACTAGGGGAATCGAATGCTCTATGTCCCGGTGCAGCCGATCCCGAACCAGACATTGCAGGTCAACCTCGGTGGGCAAGCGACCATAATTAACGTTTATCAACAGGCTTATGGCCTTTACATGGATGTGCTGATTGGCACGAACCCTATTGTGCAAGGCATCATCTGTCTGAACTACAACCTCATCGTTCGGAATACTTATTTCGGGTTTGTCGGGGATTTCTTCTTTTACGATACGCAGGGGACTAGCGATCCTGTTTACACCGGGCTTAATTCGCGATGGTTTCTTGTCTATTTGGAAGCCTCGGATATTGCAGCCCTCCATCTTCCATATGGGGAAGAGTGATGACCGATCTGCTTGCCGGTATTGGCGGGCTTCTCGGCGCAAATCAGATTCCGCAGAGGCAGATCGGTGTCTCGATCAAGCTGGCGCAGAATACCCAAACGAACCAGCCGACTACATTTGCAGGGCTTGGCAGCAGCGGGGGTGGAATCGGGGCGCTTGGCAGCGGTGGGCTCAGTGGGCTCATCAGTGCCAGTGCCGGGGGGAGTCAACTTAATATCCTTGGTCTGCGGGTCTCTGCTCGTGTCAGAAATGCCGGAGCGCTACCGACCTGTACCGTCAAGATTTGGGGATTGCCTCCGAGCATTTTGAATCAATTGAACAGTTTGGGAATGCGACTGAACATCATAACGGGAAACAAGCTGACGGTTTCAGCAGGCAATAGCAGCACCGCATTATCTCCTGTCTTCTACGGGGACATTCTGTACGGCTCCGCTGATTATGATAACCAGCCAGATGTGCCGCTAACCATTGAGGCTTCGGCTGGAACGCCGGTTCTCGCTTCTACACCGACAAGTTTTCCTCAAGGTTTCAGCGTTTCGGAGGCCATGAGTAATCTCGCTGGGAAGATGGGTCTAAGCTTCAACAACGCGGGAAATATCAATATCCAACTTCCTCCGATATACCTCTCCGGATCACCATTGGTGCAAATACGAAAGCTGGCACAGGCGGCAGGAATCTCCTTTGGCATCAGTCCAACTCAAGCACTCGAAATATTCCAGAAGGGAACGCCGCGCAAGGATGGGTCAGTTATCGTGATTAGCAAGCAGACTGGAATGATTGCATCCCCGACCTTCTCGGGGCCTTGCATCGTGGTCAAGACGTTGTTCAATCCGAATATCAAGCAGAGCAGCCCTATCCAAATTCAGAGCACAGTTCTTTCGGCGGTAGCGAACCTGCCGTTGGGCCAGAGCTTGTCCTATAGTCCTATCTCGACCCAATACACGGTCCAGCAGATCGATCTGGAATTAGAAGCGCAGGTCCCAAAGGGACAGTGGATGATGACGCTGCAAGGATATCCCGCAGGAACGAACCCCGTACTTCCATCAGCAACGTGATGCCATGACTGACACAACCATCAATCAAGCCGACAACACTCAGGTCGCGGCGGGACAGATGTTCCCCGAGGACTTTTCCAACGATTATGCGGTGACGGCATTTCTGATCCGGCAGGCACTCGCAGAGATGGAGACATGCACGCCGGTTCAAATTAGTGCGGTTCATCCCGGCAGTGGATCGCCACCGGCAGGTGGCACGGTCGATGTTCAGCTTCTTCTCAATTTGCTTGACGGCAATGGTAATTCGCAAAAACAGGGCATCGTCTACGGCATTCCCTACATGCGGATCGGGTCTGGGCAGTGGGCGATCGTTGCCGACCCCGTGGCGGGAGATTTCGGCTTCATCGTCTCGGCCTCGCGGGACATCTCAAACGTGACAAAGACGCCGGGACAGGCAAACCCCGGTTCTTTTCGCCATCACAGCTTCTCTGACGGTTTCTTCATCCCGTGTGGGTTTAGCAGCGCGGCTCCGGCTGGAACGATCTGGCTCAAGAGCGACGGCAGTCTGAACCTAACCACGAAGGATGGAGTCGTGATAAAAAGCGACGGGTCGGGGAACCTGACGGTGAACGATAACAATTCCAACTCGATCGTAACCTCATCCGGCGGGATCACGATGACAGACGGCAACAGCAACACGATCAAGATGGAGGCCGGAGACATCACATTGAACGCGAATGGAACGATGGTCGTGGCCAGCCACACCACGAACCGATGCAGTATCACCGCAACGGCCGGGTTGTGGGTCAATGGCGTGATGGTGACGGTCCCATGAGTTCAACCCTCTTTCTTGATCCAGCGGTCTGGGACCTTACGCTCGACGCGAGCAACAACATCGCGGTCGCGCCGGAACCTTACGCGCTGGCGCAGGATGCGGCATCAGCCATCAAAACCTTCCTTGGAGAGGTTTACTGGAACACGACGATCGGCGTGCCATATCTGCAGCAAATTTTTGGCTTCAACCCACCACTTGCGTTGTTAAAACAATACCTTGTGCAGGCGGCGCTCTCAGCGTCCGCGGACATCGCGTCGGCGCAGGTCTTCCTTTCAAGCCTCGACCCCACGACTCGGATACTCTCCGGGCAGATCCAGATTGTGAGCACGACGTTTGGACAGCCGACGACCTCGGCGGCGAGCTTCACGGTCGGAGTTCTGACGGGAGGAGCGCGATAGATGACAACCCTCGTCCCGACGTTCACGTTCGGTCCGGCCGGTTTCGTCGCGCCATCCGGTCCCGCAGTGCTGGCGGGGGTGCAAGGCGACATCAACGCATCGTTCGGCAACACGCTGAACTATTCCCTGACGACCCCGCAGGGCCAGCTTGCGATGTCGTGGGCGGCGATCATCGATAATACCTACGCGACGTTCCAGTTTTATGCCCAGCAGATGGACCCTGCCTATGCCTCTGGGAGGATGCAGGATGCCATTGGGCGCATCTATGGCATGCAGCGCCAGCCGTCGATCCCAACGCAGCTACAGGTCTCCTGCAACGGTTTGGCGGGCGTTGTTATCCCGTTCGGGGCATTGATCGTTGATGGCTCGAATAACCTTTACCAGTGCGCGACGACAGGGGGCGGGACGATCCCGGCAGGTGGGTCGATCGTTCTGCAGTTCAATGCGGTGGTTCCCGGTCCGACGGCGGTCCCGGCCACGGTCTCGATCTATCAGGCGATTCCCGGTTGGGACACGGTCGGCATCGTGTCCGGCATCATCGGGCAAAACGTCGAGGGGCGGTCGGCGTTCGAGACGCGTCGGCAGGCTTCGGTCGCTGGCAATAGCTTCGGCGCTATCGGGTCGATCCTCGGGGCGGTGTCGGTGGTGCCCAACGTCACCGATTTCTTCGGGATCAACAACAATAGCTCTGCTCCGCTCAACGCCTACGGGGTTACTGTCCCACCCTACTCCATCTACATCTCGGTCGCGGGTGGTACGACGACGGCGGTCGCGCAGGCCATCCTCTCCAAGAAGGGCGCGGGCGCGCCGATGGCAGGCAACACCACGGTGACGGTCTACGACAGCAACCCGCTCTATACGACGCCGATTCCATATCAAATCACCTACGAGATTCCGACCCCGATCAACGTCCTCTGGAACGTCGTTCTCGTGAACAACCCCGGCATTCCGTCCGACGCCACGACGCAGATCCAGAACGCATTAGTGGCGGCCTGTGCGGGGCAAAGCAACCTGACGAATCCTCCGCCACGGGTCAGGATCGGCTCGACGGTTTATGCGCAGAACTATGCGGCGGTGATTGCCGCGCTGGGACCGTGGGCTCAGATATCCTCGATCCAAGTCGGGTCGATCAATTCAACGGGAATCAATTACGGTGCAACGATTTCCGGCACCACGATGACGGTCTTGGGCGGCACCATCACGGGCGGCAGCATCGCATCGGGGCAGTTCGTCGAGGACCCAAGGGTCATCAATGGAACATACATTGTTTCAGGCAGCGGTTTGTCTTGGACACTCAACAACACTCAAACGGTCGGTACCGTCACTGCATTAGGCACGACTAGCGGTCCATCCACGACGGTGACGATCAGCGGGGCCAGCGCCAACACCATCAATCAGGGCGGCAATGGCGACGTGATTACGGGCGGTACGATCCCGACCAACACGACGATCCTATCGCAGGTCTCCGGTACGACGGGAGGCAATGGCGTTTATATCGTTTCGGCAGCCGTCTCGCTTTCCAGCACTGCGGTCACGATCTATCCCGGTTTGATGTCTGCAGTGGCAAATTCCAGCAGTACACCCGTCAACGCCGATCAGGTGCCGCAGGTCAACGCGGCGCATATCACCGTGAGCCATACGTGACAGGACCTCCTCCTCCTTTCCCGCACCCGAGCCAGCCGTCGGCTGTGGCCGGAATCGGCCAGTTTCAGATCGGGGTCTCGCCGATCGGCGATATCCCGACATTCGATCCGTGGGTGACCTTGCTAAGCCAGTACGCCAACTCGCCGGTCATCACCTCGATAATTCTAGCCTTCAATTCGGCGATGGACTTCACGCAAACGATGTCGAACTTCTACGATATGATGTGGAATATCCAGACCGCGCAGGGGTATGGACTTGATGTCTGGGGCCGCATCGTCGGGGTATCGCGCACGCTGACGATCCCGGGCACCACGCAATACATCGGATTCGGCGAGGCGGGCACAAGCTGGACCGGCTTCGGGCAGGGCATCTGGTATTCGGGGTC